ATCTGCAAGATACAGAGCATCAGAAAAGCCATTGATGGTGAAGTTAATTTTGATCATGCCAAAAATTTCAGTTTGTACAAAGTGGTCAAGTACAGTTCGACAATATTATCAATCAACTGTTGCAGCGGAGTGTCCTCTTTTTTTGCCACCTTGTAGCGCATTTCCTCGACCTCGGCCAGCGAGGACTCAAGGAATTCGATGATGTTGGTCGTCTTTTTGGCCGAATGCAAGGTGATAGGGCCAATCAGCCCGTGGCGCCCTTGATAGGCTTCAGCAAACGCATCCGCGTGGTCGATGATGGTGTCATAGAACGTGTTGAGCGCCATGTGCTTAGAGAAGCTGCGCGTGTTCAGATGCACCGAATGGGCCACGTCGCGGGCCAAGAACAGGACGCCCATGAAATCGGCGGCGGTATTCATTGCATTGCTCCTTGGGGCGGCACTTCAACCATTTCAGGCTGAACTTCAGGCATAGCCATCGTAGCGTTACTCTCCATCGCCGCAGCCACAACGCCCATAGCGATGTCTTGAATCTGCTGCTCGGTCATGCCGGCCTGAACAGCCGCGATCCGCTTGGTTTCGGCGTTGTACAGATCAACGTCAGCCTTGAACTCTTTGATCTGTAGGTCGCGCGCTTCCATCGATTGCTGCACGTTCTGAAGCATCCCGGACATCTGCTGCATCTCGGCGTTCATCGCCTCGATCTGCTGCTTGGCCGCAGCAAGTGCCGGGTTGTCTTCGTCGTCGCCAATGATGGCCGGATCGATGACCTTGGCAAAACGCTTGGACATCTCCTGCGCGCCCGGCCAGTCCATGTTCTTGATGAACAAGTCGCCAGCCACGGTCCACAGTTGCGGGTTGCCTTGCAGCAGTTGAGCCATCGCCTCCAGCGACTCTTGACGCTTGGTCTGAAAGCCCGGACCCGTGATGACGCGCACGTCGTACTTGCCGACGCCAGGGTTGTAGACCTTGTCAACCACAATGCCCTGCTCGTCGCGGATTTTCTTGACCGGCTCTTGCTGCATCGGGTTGATCTTGACCATGCCCGACTCGCCGTCTTCTTGAATGATGCGGGCGATACGCTCGGTGTCGTAAATCTTGGGGATCAGATCAACCAGTTGACGGCCCACATAACGGATCATGCGGGCGTAGTTATCAACGTAGTGATAGGTGCCGGTGTCCGACTCACGCTGGCGGGCTAGGATGGCCTTGCCAGAGCGCTCGTTGGACGTTTGGCCCAGCGATGCGTTGTACTGACCCGTGACGCTCTTGATGTCGTCAGCAGCGCCCATCTTGGCCTGAATCAGACCCGTTTGCGGCAGCGGAGGAGCTGCACGTTGCGGCAGCGGCAAGACAGCACCCGCGCCGTCGGTAACGTCAGGGTTGACTTCAAGGTACGGCCAGTTCTGAGTGTTTGCAGTCTTCCACTGCATCTCATAACCCTCAAACTGCCCGCCGTAGCCGATGAACGGCGCCTTGGGCGCAAGGGCCAGCATCTCAGCTTCTTGGCTGGTCCAGTAGTTGTACATGCGCTGCGCGTCTTTGGCGTTACGCACAAGGCCGCTGACGTACAGCCGGCCTTCAACTTCAAACTCGTTACCCACGCAACGGATCACGGGGATGTGCGAGCCGGCCCAGTCAGAGCGCTCTAGCACTTCGTAACCGTTGATCTTGAGCCACTTGACACTCTTGCGGTCAGAGACACGCGAGCGCAAAGGCTTGCCAAACTGCATCCGAAGCATCTTGTCTTCGGGCGTGCCTTGGAACGCCGTCAGGTTGCCAGGGTACAGGTTGAGCGTTTCTTTCGTGTTGTCGATGTAGAAATACTCGGCGATTCGCACCGTGTTTTCGTTCATCCACTGGCTAAAGCCTTGGTCACCCACACCCAGCGTTTGCAGGGTACTGAGCGGCGAAGCGTTGGGGAACTGACGCTCGTACTCGTCGCGGGGGATGTCTTCGGTGATGAAGCACCAGCGAGCATCCGAGCCGCACGGGTCTTGAATCAGCGGGTCCATGTAGACCGAGAACGAATTGCGAATGCGCCCGATCTTGATGTCCTGATTGAACGTGTCTGCGTCGCAGTACTCGGTCAGGATGCGAACGTAGCCTTCACCGTAGGCCACTTGGTTTTCGCATGCGGTGTCATACGCCACATCGGCGTCGCTGATGTACTCGATGTGACGAATGACGCCGTTGAAAATCTCGGCCACTTCAACGTCGGCCTTGTCATCCACAGGAATGACTTTAGGCTGCGGGCGGTTAAGCCGCTGCTCGTTGGTGACTTGGTGAACGTGCTGCGGCAGCTTGTTGATGGTCAAGCACGGACGCGCGTTGATCGTCTGTCCTTGCACTGCACCACGAGTTGCCAGCACATCGGCAGGCCACTGCCAATGGTTGTCGGGCGAGCCTGCGTAAAAGCGCAGATCGTCTAGCTCGTCCTCACGCGACTCCGACAGCGCGGAGATTGCCATATCCAAGCGGCTGCGGGCGGTCGAGAGGACATCGGCGTCGCTCTTGTCCTTAGCCGAGCCGCCCTCACTGACCGCGCCAGCGGCAACAACGCCTGAATAATCTTGAGGCATAGCTTATTTGATCTTGCTGAGAACTTTGGCAACCGTCGCCTTGACGTTGTTGCCTGCGGGAATGCTACCGTGGCAGCCCATACCCGGCATCTTGGAATACGTCTCCGTGTTGCGGTTGGGCATACCGGCGCCGGACACCTTCGGCTCACGGGCGTTGAGTTTGCTGATGGGCTGAAGAATCTTGCTCATTTTTTGCCTTTCGACGCGGGTTTGGCCGCAGCACGTTTAACACTGTACGCAATGGCAACGGCCTGCTTGACAGGCTTGCCGCTTTTAACTTCCGCCTTCACGTTTTTGCGAAAGGCTTCTTTGCTGGGTGATTTGACGAGTGGCATATTAAGTCGCAGTGTGAAGAATAGCGTAGTTCAGGTGAATGGCTTCGCTGTACGCATTGTTGGTTACGTTTTTTATTTCTACCGTAAACGAGCCATTGCTGATTGCCACAATGAACACGTTGTACGCACCCAATGTGCCACCAGAGGCCACACTAATCACCACCACGTCTTTGGTGCTGACTGCGCTGCAATTAACCACAAACACCGCATTGGCGTTAGGGGCCATTTGAGCGTTGGCGGTGATAATTTGACCTGACGGCGTGTTAATCGTAACCGCTGTGGTCTTGTTGTTGGTTTGTGTGACTGTGTCGTACGCGCCCGTAGCGTAACCAATGGTGCCAGTAGCGGCGATGTTGGTCGCTTGAACGCGGTCGGCGCCGATGATGTTTTGATCTTCGTATGCTACGCCGATCGGTTTTGTGTTAGCCATTTACTTGCCTTTTTTGGCCGTCTTGGCCGACTGCTTAAACGCCTTGTTGGTCGGCGCACCAGGTGCGCCAGGCTTTCGCATCTTCTCGCCAGAGCCAGCTTTGATGCGCGCCTGCTTGGCGTGGATGTTAGCGTAAAGTCCGGGTTTTGTAGCCATGATCAGCACTTCCATCGTTTAAGGGATGCTTTAGCGCGTTCGCCATTTTTGGCTTTCTCAGCCACCGCAGACATGCGGGCACAAAAGCTGGCTTTTCGTCCAGCATCTGCTTTTGTTTTGGGGCTTGGCGCGGGCGCCTTGAGGTTGGAACCAGTGGCGGCGTTGTACTTAGCGCGGCCTTTGGCGGTCAGGCCAGCGCCCTTGCTGACGGGCAGCTTTTCGCCCCGTCCAACGCTAAGAGACACGCCTTTTTTTGCCATTTACGCCCCCATCCAAGAGGTTGAGACAGTACCGTAGCCCATAGACCGCGCGGTGCGTTGCTTGCCTTCACGCGCCTCACGATGCGCCACGGGGAAAGCAAACGTCAACGCAATCGCATCGGCTGCGTCGGGGCTTGCCAAACCACGGGCTTTCATGTCTTTTTTAGACTCTAGGTAGATCGTACCACGCGAATCCGGTTTCATCTTAGGCGAAATCAAGTCAGACTTCAAGAACCTGTCGTTGGGCACGCTCGCCGACTTGAGCCAGTCGCGCATCTCACCCCAGATTTCCGCCCGTTTGTTGCCGTACATGATCGGGTTTTTGGACTTGTTACCAAAGTTCACACCCCTGATCTTGTAGCGCTGCTCTTTGAGCCGGTCCACAACACCCGCGCCCAGCCCGCCCTCGTCGATGTTGACCAGCGTGGGCTTGAACTCTTCAATTACGTCGATGACGTGTCCGACCACCGTCATGGTGTCGTCGCCTCGGTGCCTGATCAGCTTCAATATGTCGCGCCCTTGCCGCACGGCGATGACCGTTGCGTCCGCCCCGAACCTGGCCGGGTCCACGCCCACGACAATCGGTGCCGATTCGTCCTTGTATGGCTGGCGCTGCATCGCCGCGTCCACGATGCCGATGCTGATGAACTGATCGTCGCCTTCGTTGGGGAACTGACCGTACACTTCGACGTGCGCTTGGCTGCTGTCTGGCCCATATTCGGCGATGATCTGCTCATACACCTGCTTGTCGGTGCCTTCAACGGTCCTTGCGTCCACAATTTTGGACTTCCAGAACTCGCGTTTGCTGTTAAACGCCTCGTAGAAGTACCCGGTGTTGCGCCGTGGGTTGGAAAACGCCATCCAGAAGCGATTTGGCGTGTTTTCTGTGAAGAAACCGCTTGTCACCGCCCAGATCGAGTCGTCGATACCGGACGCCTCATCAAAAATCACCATCACGCCGTCAAAGTTGTGTACGCCCGCGTAGGCGTCCGGGTTCTCCGCCGACCACAGTCGCCCCTCGACGCCCCAGTAACGGGTGCCTTTCTTCAGATCGCGCTCGACCAGCTCAGTGAGCCACTTGGCCGGCATCAACCTGGTGGCCGATACCTCAAACCAGTGGCTGTTGATCGACATCGCCAGCCACTTTGTCAACTCGGCCCAAGTGATCGAGCGCAACTGGCTTTCCGAGTTAGCCGAAATGATGGTCGTCGAGCCGATCCGCGTAGACAGCATCCAGTCCGTGATCCAACTGACCAGCGCCGACTTGCCAATACCCCGGCCCGAGCTGACCGCCAAGCGCAGCACGTCATAGTCGAGCTTGCCGTTATTCTGTTTGATGTGCTCGGCCATGCTAGAGAGCACCTCGCGCTGCCATTTGCGCGGTCCGGTGAAGTGCTCCAGCGGCGTGCCCTTGACGCCCCACGGATAGGCAAACATCACAAACGCCAGCGGGTTGTCCTTGATGGCCGGACTCCACAGCCGAGCCATCA